AACTTTGCCATGGAATCCATTGAGCAAACGTTCAACGGTCAAGCCGACTTCGGTCGCCGTGTGACCTGCACGATCAGCCGAAACGGTGATTTGGCATACCGCACCTACTTGCAGGTGACGCTCCCCGAAATCGGACAGGGTCTGGTTAATAGCGGGACTGTATCTCTTGTCAACGGTGTGTATGCCCGCTGGCTCGACTTCCCTGGTGAGCAACTTATCTCCCAGGTTGAAGTTGAAATCGGTGGTCAACGCATTGATCGGCAGTATGGTGACTGGATGCACTTGTGGAATCAGCTCACGCTCTCCAAGGAGCAGGAGCGTGGTTACTTCAAGATGGTCGGTAACACCACCCAGCTGACGTTCTTGACTGACCCTTCGTTCGCGGCGGTTGATGGTCCTTGCGACTCTGATGCTCCTCGCCAGGTCTGCGCACCCCGTAACGCCCTCCCCGAAACCACCCTCTATGTGCCCCTGCAATTCTGGTACTGCCGAAACCCTGGGTTGGCGCTGCCTCTCATTGCTCTTCAATACCACGAAGTCAAGATTAACCTTGATATTCGCCCGATTGATGAGTGCTTGTGGGCCGTCTCCAACTTGTCGTGCTCGAGCGGTAATGCTAAGGTCACCGCGGCCTACCAGCAATCCCTGGTTGCCGCGTCGCTGTATGTTGACTACGTGTTCCTCGACACGGATGAGCGCCGCCGTATGGCCCAGAACCCCCATGAGTACCTGATTGAACAACTCCAGTTCACTGGCGATGAGTCCGTCGGTTCTTCATCCAACAAGATCAAGCTTAACTTCAACCACCCCTGCAAGGAGTTGGTCTGGGTTGTCCAGCCTGATCAGAACGTTGATTATTGCTCGTCGTTGACCTGTGCTACTCTCTTGTATAAGACCCTCGGAGCACAGCCCTTCAACTACACTGATGCGATTGATGCGCTCCCTAACTCCATCCAGGCGTTCGGTGGCAAACAAAGTGTTGCGGCTACCACGAATGCGTTCATTGGCACATCTGGTCTCTTCCAAGAAGCCGGTGCGATCGATGTTACTGGTAATAGTTTCTGGACCGCAAGTGTGGCCGGTGGTCAAGGTGGTTTCACTAATACCACTGCTGATTTCGAATCCACCGTCTCTGATGCTGGTACTTTCGTCCTCACTGAGACGTCGCTGGATATGCACTGCTGGGGTGAGAACCCCGTGGTCACCGCCAAGCTTCAGCTCAACGGCCAGGACCGCTTCTCGGAGCGCGAAGGTACCTACTTTGACCTCGTTCAGCCCTACCAACACCACACCCGAAACCCCGACACTGGTATCAACGTCTACTCGTTTGCCCTCCGACCGGAAGAGCACCAGCCCTCGGGCTCCTGCAACTTCTCGCGCATTGATAACGCCACTCTCCAGCTGGTGTTGTCCAACGCGACGGTTGAAGGCACCAAGACCGCCAAGGTCCGTGTGTATGCGGTTAACTACAACGTGTTGCGTGTGATGAGTGGTATGGGCGGGTTGGCCTATAGCAATTGAGCGGAATGGTATTGTATTATAACATTAATTGAAGTAAAACAACTTAAATACAAATCATACTATATTAATTATAATATGATTGCGAAGCCTATGATTGTGGAGCCTATGATTGTTGATAAAATTGAGCCTATTATTTCCCCTGGAAATATGCATAAACAAATGAAGGTAATTCCAAGCGTTGATACTACTTTATTATGTGGAGTATTAGATTTTTCGGGGAAAAAATATTATCTAGATTTTTCCGATTTTAATAAATTTATACTAGAAGATAAGAGATTAAATTTCATAAATAATTCTGATATTTATCCGTCCTATTTATATAATTATAAACGATTTTCATTATTAGAAGTTCTATTTTCATATAATTCAAGTAATATAAAATACGTTTTCAAAAATAATAATCCTTATGATTTGCGTAGGAGTAATATAGAAATATATCATCAATATCACGAAGAATTAAAGAAAAAATATGCCGTAATTGAATATATACAAGGCCATTATTTGACTGTTGGAAATGACGCGTACGTATTAAAAAATCCGATGTGGAGAATATTAAATGAACAGAATGAAGAGGTCCTTTTAATGTATTGTGAAACAAATACATTATGTATTCTCTCAGCTGAATCCTATGAAAAAATACTGGATTTTGAAAAATTGTATAATAATGGACAAAAATTAACCTTTTATAAACATCAAAATGGATATATTCTTTGTAGTAATGTAAGTTTATTTATCCATCAAATAATTACTGAATGTCATGGTAATGGAAAAGGCACAAAGAATATTAGTGTTGACCATATTGACCGAAATCCTTTAAATAATACAATTACAAATCTGCGAATCGCCTCCAGAAGTGAACAAGAACAAAATTCTAAGGGCATTTCTGAAGGGACTAAACGGGAGCGAAAATCAACCGCGCGCGCATTACCTGAGGGTCTTACACAACAAATGATGATGAAATATGTGGTCTATTATAATGAATGTTATAATAAGGAAAAAAATCTTTATAGAGAATTCTTTAAGGTGGAAAAACATCCGAAATTAGATAAACATTGGATGTCTAGTAAGTCGAATAAAATAAGTCTAATGGAAAAATTAGCCAGCACAAATAAAGTGGTGACTGATTTAGAAAAAGATGTTTATCCTCTTGATAATACACTTGGTAATACATCAGATGCGTTATTGCCTACTTATATTACCTTAAAACAAGAACGTAATAAACCTCATCTTGTTTTTGATAAAAAAAGTGTTGGTGCTGAAGAAAAAAGACTGAATTTAAGAATGGTCTTGCCTGATAATTATATATTAGAAGAACAAATGACTATATTTAGAGAGAAAATAAAGGAAAAATATGATTTAATTTTGTAATAAATATATATAATATAAATGCCTTTATATCCAACCAACTTTTCTTATAATAATGGAGGTGGTGGTGGAATTGGTCCAACTGGTCCAACTGGTCCAGCTAGCGGCCCAACAGGACATACTGGTCCAACAGGACGTACAGGGCCAACCGGGCCAACCGGACATACAGGTCCAACTGGATATACTGGTCCAACTGGATATACTGGTCCAACTGGATATACTGGATATACGGGATATACTGGGCCTACGGGTTATACTGGTTATACAGGGCATACAGGCCCTACGGGTTATACGGGATATACGGGCCCTACCGGTAACCCATCTACCGTGACTGGACCAACGGGTTATACAGGCCCTACAGGTAACCCATCTACTGTGACTGGTCCAACGGGCTATACGGGCCCTACAGGTAACCCATCTACTGTGACTGGTCCAACGGGCTATACAGGCCCTACGGGTAACCCATCTACTGTGACTGGTCCAACGGGCTATACAGGCCCTACGGGTAACCCATCTACTGTGACTGGTCCAACGGGTTATACGGGCCCTACAGGTAACCCATCTACTGTGACTGGTCCAACGGGCTATACGGGCCCTACAGGTAACCCATCTACTGTTACTGGACCAACAGGCTATACTGGCCCTACGGGTCAAACTGGATATACTGGACCAACAGGCTATACAGGCCCTACGGGTGAGCCATCTACCGTGACGGGGCCAACGGGCTATACAGGCCCTACAGGTGACCCATCTACTGTGACGGGACCAACAGGCTATACAGGCTACACGGGGCCCACAGGCACATTTTCTTTTTCCGGTCCTACTGGCGCAGTTTTATTCTATGACGGAGTTGGCGTAACGGGTTCATCAAACTTTATTTTTAAACCAACCTCCGGTAATACAGGTGAAGTATATATTGCCGGGAAATTAACAGTGGATGGCGGCATAGATCCTTTATACCTACAATTAAAGCCTCAAAATTCAAATCCATTGGCTGGTATTACGGGAACCTTGTGGTATAATTCAGTCACAAATAATTTAAATGTAGATGATAAAAATATAGGTCCGATAGGTCCAACTGGAGCAATTCAAATTAGTGACGGAAATGGTGGTTTTACCGGAACTGAAAATTTTACATATACAGATTCGAACATAAACTTGTTAAATAACGGTTTTATTACCTATAATGATAAGATTAAACTAACTTCAGATAATATGTTTTTTTCTATTGCGATTGGATCAGGAGCTGGTGATACTGATCAAGGAAATGGTGCGGTAGCTATCGGTAGTCAAGCGGGTAGTAGTGGTCAATTACCTAGTGCTATCGCTATTGGCGAGCTGGCCGGGAATGATACTCAAGGAAGTAGTGCGGTCGCTATTGGAGGAGGAGCTGGTAAAACTGTTCAAAAAGATAATGCGGTAGCTATTGGTAGTAATGCTGGTAATGATAATCAAGGTCTTAATGCGGTAGCTATTGGTTTAAATGCCGGTCAGACTGATCAACAAGAATCTGCGGTAGCTATTGGTTTAAATGCCGGTCAGGATAATCAAGGAGCTAATTCGGTCGCTATTGGTCCAAATGCCGGCGCAAATAATCAGCCAGATAATACAATTATTTTAAATGCGACATTTGATGAATTAAATGGCGTTACCGGCCAAACAGATTCTTTTTATGTTAATCCTATTAGAGGCCCTGTATCAACTGCTAATGCTTTATTTTATGATACAGGAACTAAAGAAATTACTTATAGTAGCGCAATTACAGGCCCCACAGGCTACACGGGCTATACTGGACATACAGGCTACACAGGCTATACAGGCTATACAGGCTATACAGGCCCAACAGGCTATACAGGCCCAACAGGCCCAACAGGCCCAACCGGACCAACCTTTTTAGAAAGTTTTGATATTTATGTTGCCCCGAATGGAAATGATACAGGAGGTATTGGCGCCAAGGAAAACCCTTATCAAACTATAAATAAAGCAATAACGCAGCGGGGATTATTAAGTCCAACTGGTACAAACGCAACGATTCATGTCGCGAGCGGAATATATAACGAAACTATTAGTATTCCGGCAAATACATGTATCCGTGGCGCAAATTCTCAATCAACTATTATACAAAGACTTGGTGTCACCGGTGATACTGACCTTGCTACAATGGGTACCCAAACACGACTAGAAGATGTTACTTTGACGCTAACATCCAACACTAACGCAAATTTAATCGGAATTAATTATCCACGTGATACCACCACCACATCTAAATTACGCACTTCCGTAGTAAATGTAACATCGGGTTACACCGGCGCTTCAAATGTATATGGCGTATATGGTCCAACCGGGACAAGCACGACAAGTCCGAGAACTCTTTTATCTTCCAATGCTATTAGGGCCTCCACAATAAATGTAACTTCAAGCACAACAGGTAAAATTCGTGGCTGTTATTTTGAGGGACCGTTACAATTTGTCATGCGCGATACAAATGTCTTTGCTGAAGGATTAACTGGTGCTACAGATGTTATCGGCGTTGAAACTACTAACACTGGTTCATTTATAGCATTAAAAACCTCCAGCATTTCTGGCAAAGGCCCGACCGGCGCAACTGGACCATGCGACATATTACAACCAGCCATAGGTGAAACAGGACCATCAGTAATTCAATTATCCATGACAGATTTACTTCAAGCCAATTCAGGTGGAAACGGTTTTACAGTAAATACTGAACCAGCGCATCTCTATTTTATATTAGGCGCAGAGTTAAAATTTACTGGTGATGGTGGCATTAATGCAACTCCAAATGGAACATATTATTTAGTGCCCGGCACATCTATACCAAAATTTTCTAAGTATGTCCCACCATTCTACGGACTAAATAGTATACCGAGTATTCCATTTGTACAAAGAGTAATTATTTTTGAAGTAATCGTTTCATCGTCAGAAGATATTCCAACAGGAGCTACCGTAACCGTTAAATTGTATAAAACAACAACACATGGAGCAATCGGCACACAAGTATTAGATACTATAATTTTAACTAATGCTTCACATCCAATATACACCAAAAAATTACAAAATAAATCTGTCACATTTAATGCGTCATCTGATTTATTAGTTGTTGAATGTATTACAACAGGTACTGACTTATCCGCCGGAACAAGCATTATTGTTGGAATCGGCTTGTATTAATAAGAAGAAAAAATGAGTAGATTTAGAGATAATATTAATATAAATAATATAATTATTTATATTATAAATGGGTAGCATTAACTATATTGATGATATTAAACTAACATCAAGTGATTCAGCTGCGTCAGTAGCTATTGGTAATCAGGCTGGTCAGACTACTCAAGGCAATTATTCTGTAGCTATTGGTAATCAGGCTGGTAATAATACTCAAGGAGATATCGCGGTAGCTATTGGTTATCAGGCTGGTAAGACTACTCAAGGAAATTTTTCTGTAGCCATTGGCCAAAATGCGGGTAGTATTGGTCAATTACAATATGCTGTCGCGATTGGCAATCGGGCCGGTGAGAGTAATCAGCCGGCAAATACAATTATTTTAAATGCGACAAATGGCGCATTAAATGGCGCTACTGCTAGTTCTTTTTATGTTAACCCTATTAGAGGCCCTGTATCAACTGCTAATGCTTTATTTTATGATACAGGAACTAATGAAATTACTTATAGTAGCGCGATTACGGGTCCCACAGGCTACACTGGCTATACTGGTCCAACTGGCCCAACCGGCTATACTGGCCCAACCGGCCCAACAGGCTATACAGGCTATACTGGTCCAACTGGCCCAACCGGCTATACTGGCTATACAGGCTATACAGGCCCAACAGGCTATACAGGCTATACAGGCTATACAGGCTATACAGGCTATACAGGCTATACAGGCTATACTGGCCCAACCGGCCCAACAGGCTATACAGGCTATACAGGCTATACAGGCTATACAGGCTATACAGGCTATAC